TTCATGAAGTTCGGCAAGCTCGCTGAGCAGGTGCTCAACAGCATCGCCCGGGAAATCCTCAAAGTCCTCATCCTCAAGCCGCTCATGGGCGCAATAACCTCCGGCATCAGCGGCATCTTCGGCGGCATGTTCGGCGGAGGAGCTGGAGGCGGCACCTTACTTGGTGATAGTTGGACGATTGGACACACTGGCGGTCATGTAACAGCGGCAGGGATTATCCCACGCTACCACATAGGCGGACTTGCCAAAGACGAAGTGCCAGCCATTTTGCAGACCGGTGAATATGTCGTCTCCCGCAAAGGAGTGGCAGCCCTTGAAAAGCTCAACAGGGGAGAGGTTGCCGGAAGCGGCGATACGACCGTCAACATCGTCGTCAACAACAAGACGGGCCTGCCGTTCAACCTCAAGCAGACCGGCCAGCAGGTGGACGAGCGCACCAAATTCAAAACGCTCTATTTGGAGCTGATACACTCTGACCCAGACTTCAAGCGCATGAGGTAACGACATGGCATATCCGAACTTCCCGACACTTTCTCATGGCCCAGAGTACCCACTCAAGGAATCGAGGGTCGATCAGGCGCTCAAAAGCGAGTCAGAAAAGGGCTATGTTCAGGCACGTCCTCGTTTTACCCGCACCCGCAAGCGGTTCCACGTCACCTACAACGTACTGACGCAAGAGGACAAAAACGCCCTGGACGCCTTTATCGAGACCGTCAAGGGCGATACCGGCATTTTTGTCTGGACGCACCCACAGAGTGGAGCGTCCTACAACGTTCGTTTTGCCAAAAACCCTGAGTTCGAGCTGTGGGCAATGAGCTTCTGGAAAACCGAGCTTGAACTAGAGACCGTCTGATGAAAAACCTGCCACTTGAACTGCGCATTGAGGCCAACAGGCTCAGCAGTGACACACCATTTTTGCCATTGCTGAAGATCACGCTCCTGGATGGCACGGTTATCAGACTGGTCAACAACACCGAAGACATTACTTTCCAGGGGCATGTCTGGACTGCGTTTCCGTTTGACATCGAATTCGGCGGCGAGTCGGCACGCGGTGAACTGACGTTTGCCAATCTCAAGGTGTGCAACGTCACGCAAGCCTTGCAGCCATACGTCGAGGAGCAGGGCGGAGGCATAGGTGCTACGGTTGAAATCATTATTGTCAATCCACAGTATCTCAATGCCAACTATGACGAACTCACGCTCTCGTTCACCTGCCTTGCCTGCTCGTGCAGCTCGCAGTGGATCACGTTCCGGCTCGGCGACAAAAACCTCATGCTCCAGCGTTTCCCGCTGTACCGGTACTACGCCAAGCATTGCAACTGGACGTATCGCGGCATTGAGTGCGGCTACAATGGCCCGCTGAACAACACGCCGTGCCCCCGCGATCTCGAAGCATGCCGATTGCGTGGCAACACCGCACGGTTCGGCGGATTCCCAGGTCTCGATGCGAGGGGGTTGCGCTTTGCATAACAATGAGCCGAAATACACCGATCTTGTCGGCGCGCCGTTTTGCTATCGCGGCAAAAGCAAAGAGCAGGGCTTTGACTGTTGGACACTGGCACGCGAGATTCAGCTCCGCCGTGGCAAGCACATGCCTGATTATGCTTACAGCGACGACGCCCCAGAGCCGACCTTTTTGCAGCAGCTTATTGCCTCTGGCACTGACGAGTTTGGCGAACAGCTCAATGCGCCTGAGCCGTGGTGCATCGTTTTTTTCAGCCTCTATCACGGCACCGTAAGTCATATCGGCACGGTGCTGCCGGATTGCCGCAGGTTCATTCACACGACAGAAAATGTCAACGTCACCATCGAGCGCCTTGACAGTCCCACATGGGCGAGGCGTATCAGGGGGTACTACCGTTGGAAAAACTGAGCGTCATAAAAATACCCAATCCGTTTGACCGCACCGCCCGCGACGTGTGCGCGGTCGATTTCAAGCGCGGCACTTCATTGCTTGACCTTCGCCTTGCTGAGTTTGAGGCGCATGTGCCCGTTGTTGTTTCGCTGAATGGCCGCATCGTGCCAAAAGACGAACTGGCGCTCACCTTCCCGCGCGACGGAGATCAGATACTCATGGTACCGGAGATACAGGGCGGCCGCAAGGGCGTAGGCAAGACCATCCTGCGTGCCGTCGCCATGATTGTCGTGGCAGTTGTGGCTTGGGTTGCAGCTCCAGCGATTATCGGCGCGGGCGGCAGCATTCTAGGCCTGAGCACGGCGGCCTCGACCGCCTTGGTCGCCGGAGCGCTCACCATGGTCGGCGGCATGATCGTCAACGCCCTCATCCCCGCGCCGAAGCCGTCGCTATCCACAAACGACACGCCCAGCTCCGTCGGCTCCAGCATGGACTCCACGCAGACCTACACCTGGGGGCCAACTACACTGCAGGCGCAGGGCATACCCGTGCCGCATGTATATGGCAAGCACCGAGTTTACGGCAACGTGCTCGGAGGCTACATTCACGACGGTTTTGGCAATGACCAATATGCAAACGTGCTCATTGGCATTGGCATTGGTCCGATTGCCGGACTTTCAGATTTTTGGATCAATGACATTCCTGTGTCAAATATGCGCGGCGTCAGCATCGAGGCCCGCTACGGTCACATCGAGCAGCCAGCGACCAGCTTTTTCTACCACACGATGATCGAGCACTCGCTGTCGCTCGGCCTGAACGAGGGCACTCCGGTCTACTGGACGAGCATCAATGACGACTTCGATGCGCTGGAGGTCGAAATTCAGTGGCCGCAGGGTCTATACCGCCAGCCGACTCCGCAGGAACAGCAGCAGATCAGCGAGCTGCTGCGCTACTATCCGCAATATGCCGAACAGCTTGCGGTGAAATTCGTGTCGCAAACAGTGAGCATTGCGGTCCGGCGCATCGGCACCTCAGAGTGGCTGCCGGTGACAAGACAGGCCGTACAGGTCGCCAGAGAGGTGCGTCGCGGGCATTGGTCTGCTGGCCGTTGGGAGACCATAACCGAACAGGTTGGGATTGAGATGTCTGGAGGCTTGGGCTTTCCGGTTTATGAAACAAGAACTGTCTGGTCTGAAGTCGAGCGCGGCAGTGAGGTGGCGACTGACCACATCGAGGGCGAGGCATACACGCTTCCTCCCACGCACCCGTGCTATTGGGAGCTGTACTACTACACGCAGATATATGGCTATTGGCAATGGCACTGGTTCGACGATGGCACTGAAATAGTGTACAGCACCGAGATGGTGGATTATTACACCGTCAATCGCGCCGTCACGCAGCCGGTGAGGTGCATGTGGCGCATTGATGGCTTGCGGCATGGCCGGTACGAGGTGCGCATGCAGGTCACTCCTGCCAGCGTGAATAAAACCGACCAGGCGGACAAGCGCTACGTTGCTTCGATAACCGAAGTTTCCTACGATGTCCATACCTATCCGCGCCTTGCCACTGTTGGCATCAGGGCTCTGGCTACCGATCAGCTCAACGGTTCGCTCCGGTTCAGCTGTCTTTGCAAGGGCAAGCTGGTGCAGGTTTACCGCAATGGCGTGCGTTCTATTGAGTGGTCAGACAACCCAGCATGGGTCATGCTCGACCTCCTGAGTCAGCCGGTGCTGAATAACCAGTTGCAGATAGTTCGTTTCGACGGCTACAGCACCGATGCCGGAAAATTCGACATCCCCAAATTCGAGGAGCTTGCCGCATTCTGCGACGAGTTGGTTCCTGATGGCAATGGCGGCATGGAGCGGCGCTTTGTGTTCAATGGTGTTTTCGATGGCGAGCAGAGCGCATGGGAAGCCGCGCTCGATGTCGGTGCGATGTGCAGGGCGACGCCGTTTTTCCTTGGCACAAAAATCACACTTGCCATCGACAAGCCTACCGATGTGTCACAGCTCTTTACAGTTGGCAACATTGAGCTTGACTCCTTTGAAGAGGTCTTTTTGCCGATGGAGGAGCGTGCCGCGGAGGTCTCCATTGATTTTACCGACGAGACATCGAACTACGAGCGGCAGAAAATTGCAGTCGTCCACAATGACCTGAACAACAAGACCAACAAGGTCAGCCTTCAGCCAAAAGGCGAGACTCGGCCATCCGGCGCATGGCGCATCGGCATCTATCAGCTTGCCAATAACCTCTACATCAAGCGCACGGCATCGCTCACTGTCAATCTGGACGCCATAGCATCCACGCTCGGCGATGTTGTAGCCGTGCAGCACGACGTTCCGCGCTGGGGCATGCAGGGCGGCAGGCTTGCCTCTGTGGTCGTCGTGAACGGATATACCACGTCAGTGCAGCTCGATGAAGCGGTAACCATCGAGCCTGGCAAAAACTACGCAGTGCTGCTCCGGCTTGAAGATGGCGCAATCATTACACGCAGTGTCACCAATGGCGCTGGAGAGACCGACACGCTTGTGCTATCATCGCCTGCTCCTGAAATAACCTCTCCGCTCGATGTTATTTATTCTTTTGGCGAGTCAGACAAGGTGACCAAGCCGTTCCGCATCGTCGGCGTGCAGAAGCTGCCCGACTGGAAATTCCAGCTCAAACTTGCCGAGTACAACGAGAGCATCTATGGGTGCGACTATCTTATTCCGCCCATTGACACGGCGAATTACTCCGCTGTTGACTCAATGCCGAGCGTAGTCAACCTTCAGGCCACCGAGCGCATGCGGCGCAACCCTGACGGCACGCTCATATCGTGCATTGACTTGTCATGGCAGCGGCCAGTGAACAGCAATTACAACTACGGCAAGGTCTGGATGCGGATTGGCAACAATGCGTGGGTCTACCAGGGCGATGCACAGGGCGAAGGATACACGTTTGAACACGCAATCGAAGGGCTTACCTATAGCTTTGCTGTTGCAACCGTTACTCACCTGAATGTAGAGCAAGCCCTTGCCGACGCACCCAAAGTGGCGCTCACAGCGGTAGGACTTGCCGCTCCACCTTCGCAGGTTGAAAACTTCATGATCCAGCAGCTCGGCAGCGACTTGCGGCTCACCTGGTCGCACATCCCAGAGGTTGACCGGTGGGGCTATGAGATTCGCACTGGAGTTACTTGGGAGACAGCACGAGTAGTGCGCTCAGGCGTGCAGGAAAACTCGCTCACCATTCCTGCCGAAATGAACGGAACATTCCGCTACTGGATCAAGGCGATAGACACAACCGGCCACTTCAGCCAGCAGGCGACATCGGCAGATATTTCCATTGCCAATATCAATGAGCAGATCAACGCTGTCATTCAGCGCGATGAGATGACGAAGCCGAGTCCGGCAGATGGCGATAAAGTCAATCTGGTTTATATCAATGACTTTCATGCGCTGGTAATGCCCCAGTCGCTTACTGACAGTGACGTGGCTACACTGACCGACAATGACTTATCTGGCTTTACCGATGTCTCTAGCACCACTGGCACTTACACCACGCTTGCGATGGATGCCCTGAGCGTTGGGCCGGTCACAATCCGGCTTCAGTCGCTGGTCGATGCCGAAGACGAGGCGGCGTCGGACAATTCATTCCCAACGCGAACAGACCTTGACTATCCAAAGGACACCGACTCACACATCAGCACAAACGTATGGCAGGCGCTTGAATACTGCTACAGCACCGATAACGCCACCTGGAGCGAATGGCTGCCCTATACCGGCCCCGTAGAGCATTATCTGCGCTATGTCAAGGTGCGCTTCAGCATGCAGGTCGAGTCAACAACGGTCAGGGCCATGCTTACCAACCTCATGATTGTGCTGGATGTGCAGGACATAACGATCACCATACCGGCCTTGGCAATAGCAGCCACAACCGGAACCGACATTAGCTATGCAACCTACGGAAAAACGTTCTTCAGCACTCCGGTCGTGCGTGCAACGCTTGTCAACGATACGGCTGCAAAGGTTCCGGTCATCAGCAATGAAACCAAGACCGGCTGCCATATAGACCTGCGCAACACTTCGGGGGCTGCCGTTGCCGGAGCGGTGAACGTTGAAATATCAGGCTATTAAAAAGGAGGAGACCATATGAGTCAAACCTGGAACCTACTGCAATCGGGAGTCACGCTCTTCGGTGGACTGTTCGACAAACTCATGGCGAACTTTACCACACTGAAAACGCGCTTCAGCGGGACATCATTCCCAGCCAACCCAGAGGCTGGGCAGGCATGTTTCCGCACCGACCGCGGCACTGCCGGAGTTGAGTATACCTACACCGGCAATTCTGCGCTTGGAGAAAGCGGCTGGGTAGAGACCGCGCAGCTCGCCACCATCGGCGCTGAGCTGATGAATGCGCGCGGCAGCAAGCCATCGCTCGATGCTCGGCTCGATGTCGCACTGAATGAAGATGGCAGCCTCAAAGCTGGCAGCTCGCTGAATCCGTCAGAGTGGATTACGCTAAGCGGCCAGACCTACGCCTATGTATCAACCACCCAGTTTACCGTAACTGGCGACCAGAGAGACGT